GTGCAATCGCGGCATTCGGATTCGCATAGCTCCCCGTGCGGGTCATGTCCTGCGCGTCCATCCCTCCGGTCATGCCGTCCTGCGTGTAATTCGTGGTGCCGCCGAACTGGCCCATGATGTTGCCGACCTCAGCCGCGCGCCCGGTCTGCTCGTTGCGGGCTGCCGTCACGGCGTCCGCATCAACCGAACGCATCTGCTGGCCCGCCTGATACGATTTGAGCAGCTGCGCCAGGCCCTGCGTCCACGAGGGGCGCACGAACCTGTCGCCGACCATCTGCCCCGCGCCGATGGGTTGCTGCGCCTGCGCGGACAGCGCTTCTGCCATGCGACGCCGACGATCAAGCGCCGCCTGTTCGGTCTGGTAGTCCAGCGGAGCCTGGCCGGGGACGGTGCGCGCGTTCATCGACCGAACTGCCTGCCAAGCATGCCGCCCATAGAAGCCCCCATAGGCCCGCCCAGAGCCGCGCCACCTAGAGAGAACAAGCCGGACATCATGTTTCCGCCCGCTGCTTGTCTTTGGTTGTACGAGTTCATGTCGAACTGGCCCTGTTGCTGCGCGGCCTGCTGGAAATTGCCCGCCTGTACCTGCGCGGCAGGCGCGCCGCTGAACTGCGGCACGTTTACCTGCTGCGAGGACAGCAGCGCGTTCAACTCGTTGAGGGGCTGATTACGGATCGCCAGCGACTCCTGCAACGCCTGCGGGCGCATCTGGTTCGCGGCAATAATTGCCTGCGTGCGCGCGTCGGTCTTGGCACGACCAAATTGATCCATCTCCCGACCGTAGGCTTCGCTGCCCAACGCAATGCCCTGATTAGCCATGCGCTGGCGCAGGGACTCCTCATCGCGGTTGAACTGCGGATCGAGCCGGTCCATGTACGCCTCCTCGGTGCGATCCTGCAAATTCTGCACGCCGGAGTAATCCATCGGCGTACCGAACGACTGCCCGACGCGACCCAGACCCGCCTCGCCGACCCCGTACAGTTGATTGGTGACCCGCTCCTGCGTATCAAACGACTTCTGCCCCAGATCAGTCAGGTCAGTGCGCTGCTCCCACTGCGGGACAACGTAGCCGCCCGGGGTCGTGAATTGGCCCGTCTGATTCCACGTCGAGCGCCCATACGGCGTGATCGTGGTCGGGCGGTTCATCACGCCCTCGGCAATGGCCGTATCGATGTTCGCTGCGCCCTGCTGCCTGGCTGCTGCCGCGTAGTCAGGCGGCGGCGGCGCTTTCGCTTTTCCACCCATCAGAGAACCCCTTTTTAATCCATCGGCACTGCTCGCGGGTCATGGTCAGAATCACCAAATCCCCGTTCGGAACAGCGCCCGGAATGCGGCACTGCTCGACAAATCCCAAGTGATTGTCGAATCTCAGCGCCTGGGTGTTCCAGGACGGCACTAGCCCCATCACAACATTCAAATCTAGCTGGCGGAAGGCATAGTCGAACACGCAGTACAAAAACTCGCGCGTCAACCAGTTTTTACCATCGCCAGCCACATGCAAACAAGCACTAGCACCATTGAAATGGTCAACAAGCACCCCCGCCACGAGTGCCCCGTTACGCTCGTACCCTATCGCTGACCCCTCGACGAACCCGCTACCACCCGTGCGCGCGCTGACCCAATCTCCAACGCGCTTGTCTTGACCGATGACAATCAAAGCACTCCGCCGTTCTGGTAGAGGTAATCGACCGCCGCCCACTGTGTAGTCGCCGTGGCGGACGTGACACGCATGCGCAACGAGGCGGCGTATCCCAACCCGGACACGGTTTGCCAGTCCTTGCGGATATTGCCGTCGCCACCCCAGATGGCTGTATCCCAGAGGGCGGTATCCCAAAGCCAAACGGCGGCAGTTGGCGTAAACGACGGCGAGCCAAGGGTGGGAGTCTGGTCGAAGTCAACATTCAGCCCGAGCTGCAAGCTCGGGACGATATCGACCGATAGCGTCGGGCGGACCATCGTCCACTGCTTTAGCTGCGTGCGGGAGCCAAAATAGTTGAACGCAGGCAGCACGTCCGCCGTGATCGGCACACCCGCGTCCGATGTGCCGCTCCAAGCAAGGCCCACCTTGCCCGCAGTGCCGAAGTACATCAGATCGTTGTGCAGCTCCCAACACTTGGCCTGCCAGCCCGTAAACCGGCACCAGGCGCGAGAAATGGTATTCATGATGTACTGATCGGAGGTTGTGGCGCTGGTGGGCACGTTGACGATCAGCGCATCCTCCCCGGGGTACAACTCCATCTCCCATCCGAACGTGGCTGCGTAGACGGTTGAGGCAGCGCTTATTGCGTTTTGTATCTTGTCGGTCAGTGCTAGCCGGCTATTGACCCGCGTCGATTGCAGCGCCTCTGACATGGGTAATACACCGTCCCGGCTCACAATGAGCAGATCGCCTGCGTATTTGACCAGGCAGCGCCGACCGATGGGCGAACCTACCGCCCACACGCCCACGAGCGCCCATGACACGGCAGCCGTCGGGTCTGCCCCGCGATAAACCGCGATCTCGCCTTGATCGGTCACGATCACCAGATGATCGTCTGACCCGTTGCCGGCGTCTATCGTCCAGTTCCCGATGCTGGCAATAGCGCCGCCCATCCGGAAGATCGAACCCAGCGGAAACTCGACAGCAGCCCCTGCGACCGAGTTGACCGGCAGGTACCAGATCGACAGGGTATTGATCTGCACGAAATACAGACGCGACTTATGCACCGTCAGATCGACTATCGTGCTTGCCAAAGGAATCCCGGTAATCGCAGGCGACGCCCATACCGCGCCGTTCCACGTCCGGGGCGCATCGGCCCCGTTGACCATGTACAAAAAGCTGCCGCCCGGGGTCGTAAAATTCACATGCTGCCAGCGGGCATTGGTCAGACCAGACAGCACCGCAGCGCCCACGGCCGCCTGCGTGTTGGCGTTGTAGACGGCGCATGTGCCCGCGTTGTTGCTCACCGCGAACAACGTGCTGACCGTGCCGCTGCTGTAGCTCATCAAGGACTCGACGGTGCCGGGGATAGCGGTCGCCCAGTCGGAAAAACCTGGCCGCATCTGGCAGTAGGATGGTCGCGGAAACCAGTTATCCAGGACCACCGCGTCCTGCGGGTCCATCGCGGCCAGCGGGTCTCGGGCGTTCCACCCGCCGACAGGGCTTGGCACCGATGCCGTCGCACTGATCTGTTGTCGCTGCGCCCGTCGCGTTTTTGCGGCCTGGCGCAGCATTACGACACCATCCAGTTCCCGGCCGGCACCAGCACCACGGTGGGCAGATCATTGCTGCCGCCGTTCAGATTCAGCCGAGGCTTGCCGCCCTCGCGCGCCATCGCGTCCTCGACTTCCCGCTCGTATTTGGCGAAATCTTCAGCGTACTCCAGCCCCTTGGCGGCTTTCCACCGCCAGACGACCCCCAGGCCCATGATGCGCTCGTCGAGCAACGACGTATCCGCATCGCTTAGCCAGACATCACTCGTGCCCCCGGCCGCGACCGTGCACCAACTCGCGGATATCCACTCGAAAAAGCAGGACTGGCCCGCAGCCGGAATCGGGGTGAACAGAATCTGATTGCCGCGAATCCGGAATTGATTCCACGGGCCGTTGATAAACGTGGCCTTGAGCGCCTGCCACTCGCCGGGCGACCGCGGGCCGAACACCGGACGACGCTGCGAGCGGTTCCAGATCGTCTCGTTCAAAATATACTTGAACCCGGCCCCGGCTATCGTAAGGATGCTGCCCTGCGGCTCAAGGGCGACCGTGTTAAAGCTTGCCTCATTGGTCAGAACCTGCCACGGGTGACGGGCGGCGAGCTGCTGCCCCTCCTCGTTCGCAAACTCGATGATCTGCTGCACCTGTGGGTCAGCACTCGTATACGCCGCGTTAGGGCGCAGCAGCCCTACGCGCACGCTTACCGACTGGCACAGGGTCAGCAGGGACACTAGGCGGCCTCGGCTTCCTGCTCGGCCTTGCGTGGCCTACCCGGACCGCGTTTGTCAGACTGCCCCTCGAGCGCCTTCATACGCTCGTTCATGTCGGCGATGGTCTGCGCCTGGCGCTCGATCTCGGCCCGCGCGTCGGCGAGGTCTTTAGTTGTCGAGCCGATGTCCTTGGCCTCTTTGATCCAAGTGCGCGCCGTATCGCGCAGATAGCGCCCATCAAGGCCCAACTCGGACAGCGTGGAGTCCGGGCATGCGGCCAAATCCTCGACCGTGGTGTATCCGGCCGCTTTGCTGCGCGCGCGCTGCTGCGTGGTCAACATCTGCCACGTCTGGATCGGCGTGCCCGAGCGCGGCAACTCGTTGCCCTTCTTCCACTCGTCATATTGGAGTTGGAATCTCTGCGCCCACTCGGACGGATACTCGCCTTTGATGGCGCGCTGCCTGATTCGACCGATCCAATCGGCGGCAGGAGCTTCATATACGTCCTTGCTGCCAAAGCCCGTAACCATCACGAACTCCATCATCGCCGGGACCGGACGGCCTGCTTCCTGGCTCGCGTCTTGGTCTACGCCGTATTCACGGGTCTCGAACTGAACAAACGGGGGGCGAGCATCTTGCAGCATGGGATCTCCATTTTCCACTGCACCCGGGGTATCCAGATGCAGAAGAAAAGCCCCCGTCGCCGAGGGCAAGAACTACGCAGCCTGCATGCCAAACAGAATCAGCGCACTCGCCGCGAAGAACACGGCAGTATTGCCCGCAGTCACGCTGTAGCCCGCATTAGCTGCCAAGGCATTGATGGTGCCACCCACGGCGGGATACACCAGCAGATCGTTAGCGCCACCGTTACGCACGATCACGCTATCTCCAGCGTTAAGCCGCGGGAGGATGGCCCCCGTGCTAGACGCCGTAGTTGAGAACGCATTGACGTCAGCCTGCAACGGCGTTGCGGTCGCTTGCGTGGAGCCTGCGCCGGCCTGAGCGGTTATTCCATCGCCTACAATGATCAACGCCGAAGGGCCGGGGATACCGCTTGCAACAATCTTTCGACTTTGTGCCATCTGATGATTCTCCGAAAAGCCGGGGACAAGCCGAAGCCTGCCCCCGTTGCATCAGGTGATTGCGCCTTGGGCGAACGGCCGGTTCAGCATCGCCACGTTGTAGAAGATCGTCGCGTTGTTGTAGGTCGCCGTTACAGACACGGTGCCGGTGGCAGTTGCCACCGCCGACAAAGTGACGCTCAGGCCCCCGGCGTCGATGGCGCTGATCGTCGCCGCCGCCGGAATGCCTACGCCGCTCATGTATGCGCCGATAAACCAGCCATCGATATTTGGCACACGAACAATTGCGCTACCGGCGCTCAGGCTTGCAGGTTTTGCAACGGTAGTAGCGCCAGCCGCTGCGACGCGCGCATTCAGAATCTGCCGGCCCGCAGCGTTAGCGCCGCCTTGACCCGCAGCAGCGATACCAAAAGTGGTATCCGCCGCCACAGAGGCGTTGCAGTTGACAGGAGTCAACCCGCCCACCTGAAGCCAGCCGTAATTGCCGGCAACCATTGCGCGGTTGGCAACGCCGAGCGACTGACCAAGGTTAGTCGTGCTGGGTACTTCAGTCGCCTCATACCGCCAGCGAAGGTCAGTGGCGTTGAATGCCGGAGTCAGCACGCACAGACCGAATGCGCGAATGGCACCGTTGGCACGCACATACATGAACTCACCAGCGCCCCAAAACGGATCGAAAGCTTTGAATACCGATCCCATCGGGACCGCCAGCACGGGCGGGCCAAGGCCCGTAGTGACGCCCAGGTCGTCGGTCGGGTTGAAGAAGTTCTGAATCGGACGAATGCCGAGGTAAGGCTCAATCGGGGTGTAGCGCATTGTGGTCTCCTTTTCTCTCGGCGGTTACGGACGCAGAACGCCCTGCAAGAACCTGTTGGTGCAGATCAGGTTCCCCTGGAACAGCACCGGCATCACAACGGCGTCCTGGTTGACTGACTTCATCTCGTCCATCAGGGTCATGTTCGCGTCCTTGTGCGCCACAAGCTCCAGATAGTCGGTATTCATGAAGTACATGCGCTGCGCCGGAATGCCGCCCGACGAATCGAAGAACACATCAGCGTTTTTGTATTTCAGGGACATAAAGCCACCAGAGGCCACGTCCGGGCCACTGTCCGAGTCGGTCGTGTACCGCTTCAGACTGGTCTGCGATTGCTCGTACATCGCAAACAGGTCATCAGAGGCAACGATCATGTCGGGCTGATCCGCGCCGCGCGTGCATCGGATAAACAGGTTCAGCATCAGCGACTCGATGGTAGCCGCACTGAGGGTCAGCGCACCGCCACCTTGCAACGGAGCCGCTGCGCTTTGCACCGCGTTCTGCCAGAACGGGAAAGTGGTCGAGTTGATTTGACCCACAGTCCCGGTGCCAGCGTCGGCAACCAGCGCTTGCAAACCGTTGATCTGGTTTGCCGCAGTCCCGTCCGAGTAGGCGTCAACGCTCAGGCCGTTTTTGAACGAGTTGATCGCGTTCTTGATCTTGGCCTTGGTGAAGTTGACGATTCGCGAGCTGCCCATGTTGGTTCGAAGTTCCAGACCGGAGGCGGCTACGTTCACGGCAACCTGACGCCACGGATACTCGGCAGCGGTGATCACATCGACTGCATTGATGTTGAGCGCGTCGAATCCCGAGTAACGCTGATACGTCGAGTTGCTCGCGTACTCCAGCGGCACGGCAATCGACAGCCCGCCATCTTCGGTGCGCAGCTTTCCTTTGACGGACAAGCGACGCAGCAATGCGTTGTGACGGGTAACGTTGTCGGCAACGTCCCGCTCCATTTTGCGATAGGTCGTGGAGGCCAATTCGGTCCACGCCGTGAAAATGCTTGATATGCCTGCGGGCATGTCACGCTCCCTAGTTCAAAAGTCCAAGTTCGCGCGCAGATTCAGTTATGACGGCATCCATGTTGTCGATGCCTCTGCGCTCGGTGTGTGCGGATGGAACGCTCGCTTTACGCGGAACATTCACACTTGCCGCTCTCTTAGCCTCTTTCACGCGGGACTGGTTTTCAGTCCGTCGCTTGGCCTCGATCTCGTTCTGCTGCTGCTGTAGCAACAGCGGTCGGATTTCAGGGTGCGCCCAAATCGCCCGCTCATATGCCTGCTGTAACAGTGCCTCGCCTTGCAAGCCTGGGTTTGTCTGGGCAATCTGCGGTATCAACGCAGTCATCTCGCCTTCCACATTCCCCGCATACGGGCGAAGCAACTTACCAGCTGAATCTACCGAACTTTCCCATGCCTGAACAACCCCATTGAACTTTTTCGTCTGCATCTCGTCATTGCGCCGTGCATCGGCCTGCTGCTGCATCTCGGCGTAGTGCTGGCGCTGGAGCATTTCGTCAACGCGAGGATCGCGGTATTGCTGACCCGCAGCTGGATGATCCTGCGCGGCATCCTGCGCCTGCGGCATGGCAATCCCGTACTGCTGCGCGATCTGGGCCAGCGCCTGCTGTTTCTGCTGTGGCGTGCCCACTCGAAAGATTGCTGCCGTCTGTAGCAGGTGCTGCACCGCCCGCTCTGGCGTGCCGCCTTCGGCCTCGATCAGCATCCGGTAGGGCTCGATGGTCGTGCGCATCGACCGGCCAAGCTCGGCGTCTGGCAGCAATTGCGATTGACCCCGAAGCCAGTCCGACTCGCGCCGATGCACCTCGGCCCGGATATCGGCCGGCAGCGTATCCCATGCCGCCTTTGCCGCAGGTTTCCACGATGCGGGCGGGCGG